TTTAAAGTTTCAGCAGCAGTTGGCCATGGATATAAATTACTGCCATCCCAAATAGATTCATAATCTGCTGACTTTACCCCTGGATTTCTACCAAATTTAGAAATTTTTGAATAACCTGTAAAATCACCTTTAGCAACTGCAAGATAAAAATCTATATCACCTGACCCTGGTGCGGAACCTGTCATGTTAACATTATTACATGACATTTGCTTTTACTTCTTCTTCTTTAGGTAGTTCTTTTTTTAATTGTTCAACGTAGTGTTTATCAAGAATATCCATTTCTCCAAACTCAACAGACAATTGATCTTTTTTAGATTTTATATGTTGTAGTCTAGCTAAACAAACCTTTCCATTGTTAGATAGTTTTTCACTATCGTATTCTTTTCCATCAAAATTAAATTTCATTTAACATTCTCCATTTCCTCCACCACCCTTAAACCATGCAAATCTATCTGATTTTTCATTTAGTTCTTGTAGGTAAGTAGAATTTAGTTGATCGACCACAGATTGCAGTGCTCTATTAATTTGTTTTTGTGTAGACTGATCGTATTCAGTTCTTGGTTCAGGTATTCTTATTACTATCTTAGACATTATATCAATCTGTTTTCCACTTGTCTTAATACTTCTTTATCAAATCCAGTTAAATCTACACCAGCATTTGTTAAAAAGTTTTTAGCTACACCATCGCCATTATAATCAGCAAACTCAATATTGTTAATAAATATTCTTCTACCAGTTGTATCTAGTGAATACACAACTGGTATTCTATCAATCTTAGTAGATAGTGGACTGTCTTTAACCATGATAAATTTACCATTTTCTTTAACATAATGACTACCTGCAACAGTAACGCCTTTGTAATCATGTATCTCATCAGATGCTTTAAATTGAAATACACCTGTAACTTCACCACCTTTTGTTTGATCTCCAAGTTGTATTTCTTTAATTTTTTTCTCACTGCCATCAGCCATTTGAATAAACGTATTTGGATCAAAACAAAAGTTACCTTGGTTATATCCCCCACCAGATCCTGGACCAGTTGCACCAACTCCACCTTCTCCCTCTCCAACACCACCCCTATTACTATCTCTTTCTTGATCTCTTCTAATTGCTTCATTTTGTTGTTGAGCTTCGTTTCTAGATATATTTTGTGCTTCCATTTGTTTTCTTATTATTTCTTCTTGCCTAGCTTTTTCAGCTTCTTCTCTAGCTATTCTATCTTTTTCGTCAGCTATTCTTTTTTGTTCTGTAGCTATTGCTGTTTTTGTTGCATCAGCTTGTGCTTTTTGTAAAAAACTTGGTCCATAAAAATTAAATGAATTTCTTAAATAGTCAGGTCCTTCAAGTGAAGGATCTTCTTCTATTAATCTTTGTTCAGTAATCATATCCGCTCTACTTTTTACACCAGTTGTTCCAAACATTTGTCTTTCAAAATCATCAAGTGCATCTAATCTTTCTTGTAAGTTTCCTGAATAACCTGGTTTACTCATTGTTTTTTCAATTGTTTCTCTTCTTTTTTGAATTGTTTCTGGAGTTATTTTATTTAAATTATAACCAGCCATAACATTTGCTGCACTGTCGTAATCACCTGAACCTTGAACAATTCTTCCAATATCATCTAGCGCAATGCCCGCACCTAATGCTTCATTTTCAAGTATTGCTCTTGTATTCACAGGAAGCATATCTTCTAGAGATGCTATTCCTTTGCCTACTAAACTATTTTTAAAAAAGTCTGCAGCTAAACCAGGTATACCTGTTAATTGTGGACCATATAAAAATTCAGAATCTGATAATATACCTGAAGGTATACCTATTCCAGGATCATTAGGACCTCTATAAGTATTTGCTGCAGCTTGTCTATAAGCGTATGGACTATATTCATCTGATGTTCTTGTTCTAGTTGGATCAGGGTTGTAAACACTGAAATCGCCTCCACCTCCTCTTGTTGCTTGTACAAGAGGTGAATCAGTTTTATCTAAATCATCAGAGCTAGTTGATTCTTCAAAATCAATTATAAATGGATTTTTAGATTCATCATAATCATCAAATATACCACCTACACTAGGTAGTCCTGATCTTTCTAAGTAATCTAAAACATCTCCGTATAAAGGTGTGTAAGGGGTTCTAACTGCCATTATCTTCTTCCATCTGGTTGAATATCTAGTCTAAATGTACCAAATCTCCAAGATTGATTCAAGTCTTTGTTTTCTATTTTAAGATTAACAAATCTTCCTCTTGCTCTTGTATCTTTTTTATCAGTAGATGAATCAATTGTAAAGGGGCTAAGAGTACTTTCTGAATCAGATTGTTGAGGATATCTCTTTATATTTAGCGTAATTGTGGCATCTCCTGTTAAAGATTCAAAATCAGGTACGAAACGTCTGACTGCTAAAAATACTTCACCTGCCACTCCACCCTGTTGTTGTAGATCAAAATCAAATGACTTAATAAAAGAGGTGATGGTTGTAGGAGTACCATTTTCATCTACTTGATTTGTACCTATTTCATGTTCAAATAATTGTGATTTACCTAATCCAGACTCACCTATTACTTCTGGAAAAGTACCGGTGCCTGACTCTGTAAATTTAGTTCCAAAAGGTTTATTATATATCTCTGCATCTACCCAAGATGTTCTGGGTTCTGTCCCTGTGTACCAAACTTTATCTGCATAATTATATACTACATATCTATCATTATAATCAGAATTAGCACTTGGATACCACCAAATAACTTCTGTATATAAATTGTTTATACCTGCAAAAACTTGTTGACCTTTCGTTGTATTAATATCGTTATAAACATAATCTTCAACACTACAAGGTAATGATCTAACTGTACCATCAAATGCAAAGAATCCTTTTGATGACATCCAAAATGCAACACCATCTATTTCAACAGCTGCGTTTTTACCTACTGCTCCACAATTTGTACCTACTTGTTCAAAACCAAAAGTAAAAGGTGCACCTATAAATCTCATGTTGTAAAGTGCATTGTCTGTCCAAACCAACATAGATTCTTTTGCTTTTAATGCAGTTAATATTTTTGTACCGTCTTGTAATCTTTGAGAACCTGCTGTGTTTACAGAAGTAGGAGTATAACTATTTATATTTTCTTGATCAGAAAAAACAATTGACATGTCATCTTGTGGATTAGGTGAACCACTAGATGGAATAACACTTCCAAAATGAACTAAGTGTCTTGTTGTTGGTGATACCATTGTAAATCTAGATGCAGGTGGGTTAGAGGTTGTTTCAAATCCAGATGTTGATTGTGATGCTCTTATAGTTAATGGATCTGTAGCAGTTGAGTCCCATGTAAAAGTTGCTCCATTTGCAATAGTTGCAACCAATACTGCACCGTAATTATCAAGACTCCAGAGGCCTGGCTCCAGGACCACTCCTTCTCCAGTTGAATCTTCTCCCCAGTTTCCATTTCCCCAGGTACTTGTTCCCCAACCATAACCAATTGTTTGTACTTGTGGTCCAACAGTTACATATGGTGTTACTGTAATACTTCCTCCCGGTCCAGCACTTCCAGTTGCTGCTGAACTTTGTGTAATTACAAAGTTATTACTGTCTGTAATAGAAGTTACTTGAAATAATTTATCATCAAAATCAGATGCACTATATCCTGTACCTGAAGGTAGAGTTGTACTAGACATTAATATAATTTGTCCTGCAACTAAACCATGTGAATTTAATGTAATAGTTATATTAGCTGAAGATGCAGTTGTAGTTATGGTTCCGGCTCCTAGGCTTGTTGATAAAGGAGTAATATCATAAAGAGCACCATCAAAATAAACTAGTAAAAATTTATCTGTACCTATTACAATATATTTGTTTCCAGTTAAATCAACGAACGCATGCATCTGTCTTGCGATACCTACCATTGATTTTTTTACAGGAGATTGCCAACCACCTACTTTTTCAGGTAAACCATATCTAAATCTAGTATTATCAGAATCTACCCAACGTTGTTCTGCTCCTGCAGAAGTAGTTTGTTTGTCTATCCCTGGTAGTATTTTAAAATCGACAAGAGCCATATTTTAAGCCCCCTATGCTGTATTTGTTTTATATGCCCAACCTCTTGTAGCATCTACATAAACTAAAGTAATCGCTTGACCATTTGTACTTAAAATTAAATCAGATGTTCCTGTATTGATAGGTTCTCCATTTCTGGCTACAGTTAAATTATTTGTTCCAAAAGTTCCTCTTGCATCAATTACTACTACCTCATTACCAACAACTGGAGATGCGGGTAAAGTTACAGTAAAAGCTCCACCTGTTGTGTTAGCTAAAATCTGATCTCCTGCAATAGCGGTTACGTTTGCAGTGACTGTAGTGTAACCTCTTTCTTTAGTATTTTTATAAGCCCAACCTCTTGTTGCATCTACATAAACTAAATCAACAAATTGACCATTTGTAATTAATATATCGTTGGTAGCAGCACTTTCTATTGGTTGACTATTTCTATCTATAGTTAAATTATTTGTTGCAAAAGTTCCTCTTGCATCTGTAATACTTACTTCATCTCCTGTAGAAGGTGATGCAGGTAGAGTTATTGTTATAGCTCCACCAGTTGTATTTGCTAAAATTTGATCTCCTGAAACTGCAGTGTACGCAGAAGTAACTGTATTAAATCCTTTTGTCATTGGACCAGAAAACATATTAGTCCCATCAGAGTATAAAACCATTTTAGCTCCTACAGGAACAACTACTCCTGTTGCTTCACCAACAACTTTTACATTTAATGTATAATGAGAAGAAGATCTTGTAGTTGCATCTTCTATAATAAACACTCTTTCAGCAGAAGCTGGCATAGTAACCGTTCTGTTTGCTGCTAAATTTCCAGTTAATTTGTAGTATAAATTTTTACCATTAGATGTTGCAAAACTATCTAAAGCTAAAGCAACATCTGAACTAGCTACATCTAAAGGTAAATATCCTGATGCTGCTTGTTCTAAAATCTGTAAGTTTGTATTAGTAATTGTACCCCATTGACCAGACTTTTCGCCTGTTGTCATTAGTTCTAATTTTAAATCACTTGATGTGCTTGATGCCATATTACACTCCTTATATTGTATATTATATTAATTTTCAACAAAAGCAACTACGGTTTTGGTGGGATAGCTGTTGTATCAATTTCTACCCAATCACCTGTTGCTTGTGTGTTAATTTCCGTCCAATTACTTGTTGCTCCTGTTGCAATATCTACCCATTGTTGATCCACATTAGGGTCAATAGCACTCCATGCTCTAATAGATACCTGACTTGTTGCAAGATTAATTCTACTACCCGTTGGATTTACAACTGCTGTACCTGTAACGGTAACTGTGCCGGTTGCTATATTAGCCCTGTTTCCTGTAACCGGAACCGTTGCACCACCAGTAGCTGTTGCATTACCAATTGTTACATTTACTTTATTACCAACAACAGAAACAGTAGCATTCGCTGTAACAGTAACTGTTCCATTTGCAATATTAGCCTGGATGCCGGTTACCGGAACCGTTTGGCAACTTTTACTGATACATT